GTTTCAAACGCACTTGGTATGTGCCTTTGCGAATGTCATTCTCAATACGCTCGCCGTATTCATCAGCCTGCCTGTTGATAGTGATATTCTTAATTCCTTCGTCTGGCATCATGAGCGTTAACACCCGCTCTGTGTCATACACGCGAGGAATCATTTCGTTAACAATTTCACCGCCTGTTGCAATGGCGCGGTTAATTGAGTTGAAAAAGACAAAAGTTGAGTAGCTACCTTGTCTTGTTCTTGCGTCGATAGCTTTTCCGCTGGCCTCATCGCCGTTATTTCCCATGCGCGCAGGATAAAGTCCCGTAGAGGTGTATAGGTCTTCAATAGCAAGTTGATATTGTTGGAACAAGGATGCTGATAACTCAGGAGGTCTGATTTGTTCGGGCTTATATCCTTCTGGGCTTTCGTCATAAGTAAGCATTCCTTGTATTGCGGTTGGGTCACGCCAGTTTCTTTGAGTATCAAGGCTTGCAACATTTTTCTTGCTACCAATCCACTGGTCATACCTAGATACTTTAAGCACATAAGCAGATTGTGTACGTAAATAGTTAATATAACGCTGCGTATCGCGGCAATCACCAAAGAATGAGCGCGTAATCTGCTTACCTGTTTTGTCGTAATAGCTATTGTTATCGACGTAAACCAACGGCAATTGTTCGCTAGGAGCTTCCGACTTGTCTAGCTCATAGTTGCCAGCGATACGATAATGAATAACTTTATGGCGCTTGGATGGGCGCTTTTCTTCAATCCGGACAATTTCGCCCTCATCCCAAAGCGTCATCACATCTTCTGATTCGCCATAATCAACCACTTGCTCTTGTTGGGGCTGATTGTACTGCGCACCTTGCATGCCGTTATTGCCAGGCAATATGTCATGCTCGCCAGTAATGCCGAACCCATCCTCCGATGGTGGTTGCATTTGTTGCATGGGAGCTTGCATGTCAGACTGCATAGGCATTGGTTGCTGTTGTGGCATGCCCATTAATTGCTGCTCTAAGTCCATCATTGCATTGCGATTATTAATCTCGCGTGATTTCTCTATCAGCTCGTCCATTTCTTCTTGATTGAGCGTATGGCCGTTAGATAGCTTATAGAGTGTATCTTTTTCGTACTTGCGCACATAATAGTCAATGATTGTAATCGATTCATCATCTGCCCAATTGAATGGGTCGTTCGCTTCATCAGGTTGTACGGCAAGTGCAATCTCCTCTTGCGTCTGAGTAATGCTAGTTGTCTTTAAAATGTTTTGTTCAATGTCTTTGCCGTATATCTCTCGAAACTTAACCCGTGTCATACGCGAGATATAGCCGCAATGGGTTCCGTCTGTTTTGTTGATGGTGTCTGCCCCAACATCCCAAAAGCAGCGTGTGGCGTCTTTGAAATAGCTGTATACGATATCTTGATCGAACGAACGCGAATGCGTGTAATCAGTCGTCACACAAAACGCACCAAACCCACCAATAGCCGCTTGACTACCAGCTACTTGATACGCAATAGTAGCGGGCGTTGAGAACATAATGTCTTTTGTGATTATCTCACGCAGCGATGCAGTCTGTTCATCGCACCCAGTCATAGGCACGACTTGCAACTGCGGCGTATTTTGCTGCTGTTCACCGAGCAAGCTATTAGCCATCGTTCCAAGTTTGTTGGACGTCAACGGCACTTTGCGATAGGTTTTAATCATGTCGTCTTCTTCTTCGTCAGACCATTGCTGACCGAGAACAAAGCTGTGCATGAGATGATATAAATCGATGTTTTGCTTGAAATACTCGCGCCATTTCTCGCAAGCAATACGGGCTTGGCGTGCTACCTTTTCATTTTGTTTAGGCATGATTCAATCCCTTGTTGTGTAATATTGGTGGTGGTCGGCTGGAATTGCACCAGCTATGAGCAATGGTGGCCTTAGGATGATTGCTCGAACCTTCTAGTATGCCCCTTATGTGTCGCTGTCCACATCGCAACCACCTTATCTTTAAATCAATAACCCCGCTGTGCGTTCCGGTATCCTATTCACTTGATACCCGCTTTCTGCTACGTATTCACCGCCATAAAACGTCAGCATCAAAGCTTCTGCGGTATCCGGCGACAAACACCCACGTTTCTTTGCGTCTTCTTTGCTTTCAATCTGCAATCGGTCACTTGAATCATACTTGTAACCCAAAGCGCATAAGTCGGTTTGCAGTTCGTCCTCGTCGGGAATCTCCACGGGAATGTCTTGTATTAGCCATTCGCGTGTAGCATCCCACAATTCAGCGCGCAAGTTTTTATATTTTGCAGGCTCCGACGACTTTCTAGCAACGTTTACGCCCTCTACTATATCATGCCCTAGCTCGTGCAGCCTATCCACGACGCCTGCACCTATGCCGATACAGTCAATGCAAACACGTCTAGGTCTTTCGCGTTCTATAATGCGCTTAATAATGCCTGCTAATTCCATCAAGTCAATATTATAATGCGTTTCTAAGTTATATGCTTTACGGCCTTTGCGTCGAATAATAGCGGTACGGTCATCGCCTTTGCGTGCAGGGTCTATGCCTATGACTAAGTGCGATTCGCTTTCAACCGTGGTATTGCGTGCTTTCTTGACGTGTTCAGGCTGGATAAATGTATCAGTAATCGAGGAGAGAAACGCCTCATCATCAGTAAATGGATACTCTTGTCTGAACTTTCTGCATTTCTGATCGTAATCGCCTTTTATATCTTGCATCTTAATGCGACGCCAATTCAAATGACCTTTAGTCAAGCCATTAGCGCCAAATTCAGAAAGCCAGTTCTTTTCTTCTTCAGTGGGAATAAACGAATCGTCATCAATGCAATATTCATCCTGCCAATACCAAGGAACAAAGATAGCCTGATAGCGGCTCTTACCGTTCTTTGCTTCCAGCCAGTCCGAATAAAAGTCATTACTTTGCCCGTTAGCGGTAGACTCTTTGATTATTTCTGTGCCGTCAATCTCAGCAACAGTATTCATTAACCCCATGCCTATTTTTGCAGCGTCTTTGTAGAATGCATACTCAGACAAATGCAAATATTGGTTGGTCATGCCTCGCCCCACCTCAACGCTTCCAGCCGTACCCACACGGTAACCAGAGCCAAGGCCATCGTACATCAGCGTATTATCATTTTTTTTGTCGGGTTGTGGGAATATGGTTTGATCTAAATTCTCGCTATAGCGTTTAGTCATTTCAAACAGCGCACGGGTTGAGTCAGTATGATGCGTTAGAATGAACGACTTTTTGCCGCGCTTGGTCACAGTCTTATGAAAAAATCTGGCTTGTATTAGCGTGCTGACGCCTTGTTGTCGGCCTTTAAGTACCAACGCACGTACTTTCCCTGTAGCTTTGAGTTGGGCTTCTAGGCGTTCATGAATGTATTGTTGTGCGCGATTGAAGGTGAAATACTGCTCGTTGCCTGCTTTGTCGTGAATAATCAGAAAGTTTTTAGCAAATAGCGGGAGTGACTTTAAAACACGAATGAGCTTTTCTTCTTGCATACAGCGTAAATCCTTTTGTTTATCTAGGCTTATGCTAACGCTGTGAGTGCCAGTAGTCAATCTGTGCTTGAATTAACTCTTCTTTTGAATGGTATGCACGCTCCGCGTCAACAAATCCTTCAAAATCGTGCAACGTTATTTTATTCTGGCCACCATTCGTTTGGATTCTATGTATTTGCATGGATTGTATTTTAGCGTCTCTGCCTACAAACCAAATTGTATCGTCTACTTTAAAATTGCATTGTGCATCGGCTAAATTTTCTAGCTTTTCGATTAGCTCATCAATAGTTTTGTAGTAAAGATTTGCGTCGCAACCGGAATGACATAATCTTATCTCAATCTCTAAAGAATCGTCTCTTTTCTGACAAAAACTAATTTCAAACCAGTGATCAGGAAGCTCCGCACACAGCTGTCTTGCTTTTTCAATTTTTTCATAATCAATCATTTTACATCACCAACTTTCACATATTTACCGCAGCACACGCAATAACATAACGCACGCACGGTACGCGTATCACCCATCAAATTACTGCGTACAACATTAGCAAGATTTTTTTTGTCTAAAGCATGACCCCATATCTTGCATATAAGCCATTTAATCATTTTTTTAATCTCTGAATGGAGAAGACAGGCAGGAATTGCACCTGCTTGGTTAGCGAGGTAATGTGCTAATCTAAGATACCAAACTTAACTTAGCGCTGAGTACAAAAGCCTTTTGCGAGTGTGGTCGCTTGATTACTCTTATGACGGTTTATCCCACGTATTCCCCGCCCGCTGCTCCCTCCGGTGTCACTGTCCACGCCGCTGTCTTCATGAATTAACCCCCATCATGCATATGACTAGTAAGGACTGTGCGAGTAAATAACGTCTGCATGACAGGGATTGGCATATTAACGCTATTCGATCAACTTATCAACCAGTTTTTCGATAAGGGTTTCAGGTAACGTCTTGTCTTTCGTAGATTCTTCCGCTGCTTTACCGTATTGTTTTGGCAATAGTTTCGCGGCTAGCCATTTGCGAGTATCCACTCTTAGCCTACTTCTAGCGATGAATTCTGTATTGCAAAGCTCGTCACCAGTCTTAGGATCGTACTTCACATCCATCGAATCATCATCAGCAATTTCTAGGCATTCTTCTGCTAAAATATCGGCCTGTTCAATCTTTGCCTGTGCATATTGGGCGCGAAAATCTGGTAAACGATGACGCCATCGATTGATAGTCATCTTGTCGGGTAACTCAGGATAAAGCTGCGTCAACTTTAAAAGACCGTATCCAGTCGATGAAACAAGTTCACAAATGTAGTCGCCCATCT